GACCAATTGGAAGGGAAGTTTGATCGCGCGCATAGGCACCTGCGCCAACCGGCCCAGAAGCTCCGCGAACGGATTCGTTTCTTCAGCCATCACGATCCCCCATGGCGGCTAGTTGCCGCCGAATCCGCCGAGCGTGTCGAGACCATCGACGCCGCCACTGAACCCGGAACTTGTCGTAACCGGCGTCGGGCTGGTGAGCTGAGACAGCAGTCCGAGAGCGTCCTCGATCACTTTGAAGCGCCGCGCGAGTTCTGTATTGGCCCCCGTGATACCGGCCTGTTCGATGAGCCGAGGAAGCGCCAGAGCCGAAATCGCCTCGCGCTGCTCTTGCAGCCGGGCATTCGACAGACTCACCGCCTGAAGCTGATTCTGGGAGCGTTGCTGCGCGTCTTGGAAGGCCAGAGACGCCGCTGTGTTCGCGATGTTCGCCTCGGTCTCCTGAAGGTGCCGGAAACGATCCTCGGCGAACGCGCTCGAGCCCTGGATCTTCTGACCCGCCTGCGTGAAATTCGATCGGTCGCGCAACTGTTGAAGCTCCGCGTTGTTCAGGATCGGATCGATGGCAGCCGTGATCGCATCGCCAAGGAACGGGTTTTGCTGCCCGCCGGCCAGCGCGATCCTCAACGCCTCGTCCGAAGCCCCACCCACGCCGAACTGCCCGAACGCATTGTTGTTCAGTGCGGTCAGCCCGCCGCGTTCCGCCCCCGAAAGAGGCGCCGCAAACGGTCCCGTAATCTCGTTGACGTTCCCCTGGAGTCGGTCTTGGAGTTGCTGGGAGATGAGGTGACGCTGGCTGGAGAACTCAACCGGGGTGAGGTCTTTTGCACTCGACTTATTACTTCCGAATGTGAATCCCATTCGAATTCTCCTTGACTCTCGTCGGAGTTCTTCCAACGGCCCATAATAACAGACCGAATTGGTATGTAATTCATCCACGAGCGAAGCCGCCGCTCGTAGACCGCATCGCTGCGCTTTGAAGAGTTCACAAAGTGAATCCGAGTGTCCCCAGACACCCCCACGCTCCATTCTCGGAGCGCCGGCATCATCAGATCGAGATATCTCCGCTCGGTCGAATAGGCGTACAGGACGATGGGCGCTGGATTGAACGGGCCGACATTCCAGTCCGCGATCATGAAGCCTTCCAGCTCGAGCCCGTCGGCGACAAGGATCACGAAAAGAGTAGGGTTCTCAATATGTTGAGAGAGCCACGCGAGCACCTGTTCACCGTCCACCATGTCATCTTTCTCGAATGCGGTGCGAAACAGGTCGCGAACGCCTTGCAACTCGAAAGCTGCCGGCGCCCCTACCCTAATCGTCCTCAGCCGAGATTGACCCATGATGTCCCGTCCGATCCCTGGAAAACCGCCCCGGCGCCCCCGTCGGAAACGTAGATCAACGTCCCTTCGTAGCTCGATGCCGTGGGCCGCGTCGCCACCGTGTATTCCATCAGCGGCAGCGGCCCCGTGAACGCTTCGGACCCGTCCTTTGGGGCCACACCGTTCAGTCGTTCGATGACGCGCCCGAGCAATTCAGAGAGCGACCGGAGCAGGGCAGACAAATATCCCTCGTGCGGGCCTCGCTCGATCCGCGTCGGCAGGATGGGCGTCGCTTCGAGAATCTTCGCCATTAGCGATCCCCCACGCGATCAGAGGTGATCCGATAACCCTGCATCCGCCACACATCGGTTGTCGTGATGCTGACAAACCGAACCTTTCCGTATCGGCCAACCGCCCGAGTCGGCGTGTACCGCTCTCCGGACTGATCGATGTGATACGGCAACGTCTTTGTGTCGACCGCGTCCCCATCAATCCGGTTCGAGACCGTGAGGAAAGAAATCATGCCGATCGGCGATGTGTTCTTTTCGACATAGGGCTCGATGCGCCGCACCACACCCTTTGAATTCCCGTCCACCAAAGCGAACGTCGCGGTGTCCGCGTAAGCCGTCCAGAAGAGCGACAGTTCGGTGCCAGTCCGCGTGTTCATGCGCCAGATTCCACCGTCTTCGTCCCCAAACAAGACGACTGGGAAATTCGACGTGAAATAGCGGTCATTGAATCGGAACGTGATGTCCTCAAAGGTCATCCCCGTGAAGTCGCTGAACCGACCGATCGGAGAGTCTACGAAGAACCCAATCGCCGTGGCTGGAAGTTGCCGCCTCATAAACGGCGTCGGATTGCGACCCACGTTCTCCGCGTAATGTTCCGTGTAGGCGATCTCTGCGCTCTTGTTCTCTTCCGATCCGTCGGAAGCGAGCGGGACCACCCAATACACTTCAAGCTCTTCCTCCGACAACGCTGCCAGACTCTTCGAAGAGCGAGACCGATCGGCGCGTCGAAGAACGTCCGGAAACACCTGATCTCCGAATGATTCAAGCCGAACGCCATCGAAACGGTATGCTCGGTCGTGACCGATGAATTCGTGATAGTCGCCGAAATCGATGATCGTCCTGCCGCTGTAGACACCCACACCCGGCGCCACTGTGCGAATCGCGAAGATCGCCGGAGAGCCGATAAACTGTGCGATGTTCACGGAGTTTTCCGCGTAGACGACAACGAAGTCACCAAGCGGCATGATCGCTTCGATGAAGTCGACTTCCTCGGCCATGATGAATTCATTGGCCTCGAGCGTGGTGACGTTCTCCGGATCGGCAATCGCTGAATTCTTGACGGTCGACGGCTTGGACGACCCGGACTCCACGATATTCCCGTACAGAAGCATGTTTTTGTAGTAGGTGATGTCTTTGCATGTGAACGCGAGTCCGGTCGTCGCCGTCGCCAACACAGTGACGGTCGTTCCCGACGCATCCCAAACGACGATCTCCTTCGAGTTCGTTGCAAACCAATGATCTCCGGCTGCGAGACTCGTTACCGCGCCTGTCGGTGCGTCGGGGAATACAGTTGAGTTCCAGTAGTCCGCATTATCGGCTGTGAACACGAGTCGCGTCGTGTACGCCTGCCCGCCGAGACTTGCCTCGCCGTAGTTCTCTGTGAGTGTGATCTGCGTGTCCGAGTCGACCGACTGGATCTCATACCAAATTTCCGCCGGATCATTTTCCGTACTCGAGCCAGAATGGAAGTAGTCTCCAGACTTGAGGTTGGTCGACCACGTTGTGCCTGATCCAGTCACGGTGTCGAGTCCGTTCGTGACCGTTACGGTTCCAACGACATAGCGCGGCGTGATGTAGAGCGGAGACTCTGTTGGGGAGTCATACCGAAATAGATCCGTGCGAGTCCCGAAGATCGTAGTCGAAGACCCATCCGACTTGATGAAGTCATCGATCAACAAAACCTGATCGCCGAGAGACTGCGCAAAGAAGAGTTCGTAACCGACATTCTCATTCGTGATCCGGCCATCTCGAAGCCTGACGTTCTGGCAATCCGACACGGCTCGATCGGGAATCTGCGTTTCCGGACGATCCAAGTACAGACCAAGGTTAGGGCGCTGAACCTCATAGACAGATCGAGTTCGCGGAGGGAGTTCGGGCATCGAGTGCATTACGCGAGGTCTCCCAGAAGTGCCGGCGCAGAGCCACCGTTGATGAACGTCACATCCGTTCCGACCACGGAATATCCGCCTCGGTTGAAGGCGGGTGTCCCAGAGGTCGTTTCGAGCGTTTCTGCCGGCTCACCCGGGTCTCCGCCCGCGATCGGGGAATACGGTGTGGCGTTTCGGTAGTAGCCACCGCGCCCACCCGCGCCACCCCCCCAAATCTCTCCATCCACATTCTCGATCGTCAGCGTGATGTCACCCGCGTTGATTGCGTCACCACCACGCTCACCATAACCACCGAACTTGAACGGGAGACCGGCACTCACGCCGTTACTTCCAATCCCTCCGGCCGTTCCGATTTCTGTTCCTGAATTCTGACCCGCCGCCGCAGTCGGTGTGGCGGGTCCGCCGATTCCGATACTCGACCCCACGCCGCCGCCGCCGCCGCCAAATACATCCGTATTCGCAGGTGCGCCCTGCCGGCCGTCGCCGCCTTCTCCGCCGTTGCCACCCTTGCCCTGAATGCGACCACGGTTGACGAGATAGACCGAAGACCCGGCTGCGAAGTTGGTGAGGTCCATGGAGTAGAGTGAGAAATCCGAAGAACCAATCACGACGCCGCTCGTCACGTAGACGCGAATGTGAACGACATCCGGAGGCGACCCAACATAGGCGTGCAAGTCTAGGTTTTGAACGCTCGCAACGATCGCGTAGGCGCCCGATGAGACGATGGGGACGAGACCGGGAATCATGTCACAATCCGATATTGAAATCGGCGATCGTCGAAACGATGTAATTCCCGTTCCGATTCCCGAAGCATTGGAGAAGCGTGCGCTCGTTTGCACCCGTCGCAATCGCGAGACTACTCGGCGCCCTGTACTGCGATCCCCAGGTGATGTCGTATCCGCCCGTACCATCCATCGCGAGGTCGATGAAAAAGATTGTGCTGTATCCGCCCAAGCCACTCGGGACCGTTGGATTTTCGATCTGTGTGTCATTGACTGCGGTGAAGTATTTGTGAGGGCTATCCGCCAGAACAGGTGTCACCGAGTCCGGAGTCCCCGGTGTGATCGTCATGACTTCCCACAGCGCCCACTGAGCCGACGTGAACTTGCTGGCTCCGTCGAGCCTCGGCAGAGTCTCTGCGGAACCGCCATCGACCGGACTGATATCGATGTTCACCCACGCGCCACCGTCTCGGATCTGCAAAACGATGTACCCGGCACGGATCGACTCGTTTCCGTAGATCGATCCATCGACCCACGTCGTGATCGCATCTCGAGCGGCCGTGGTTCCCACTGCGAAGCTATGACGACCTTCCGCGTTATCGTGTTCGATCGCGAGCATTCCGCTGACTGCGGCGCGGTGATTCCGCTCGTTCGCCGGGTAGGACGGGACGAGAAAGTCGTCTGTCGGGTTCGTGATATCGAAACTAAACGGCACGCTGATCTCCTACGGCACGCGCGCGATGATACGGCGACGCGGGTAGAGGTTGTTCGTGTTTCCGCTCAGACTTTCGCGCGGAGTGATTCGAGTCTCACGCTGACGCCACAAGTTCCTGCGGTACTGAGAGCGGAATTCGCGCAACCTCCCGACGGCTTGGTTGTCCCAGAATTTCGCAAGAGGGTCGCGCATTTCAGCAAGCAGGAACGCCGCTGCGCGCCACGCCAACACGTCGTCGAGATTGTCGGACCACCAGTTCGAGTCACCATCGACCGAAAGTGTCGAGAGCGTCTTGAAGTACGGCATGACCACTTCGTAGGCCCCGGTCGTCGTCGCGGACGGACCGAGCGTGTCGCCACGCGGCCAGAACTCCCACGAGGTGTCTTCTACGTCCTGCCAATACTTCGGTGGATCGTTCTCGGCGAGGTTCCCGAATTGCTGGAACTCCGCGACCTCGCGCAGCATGACACGATCGACCGACACGCCGTCGACTTCGCCGGCTACCGATACGGATCGGTTGTAGTACGGGGCCTGACGCATCGCGATAAAATCGGAAGGCTTCGCGTAGAGCAAGGTCGTCGGAATGACCTGAAGCGTCGTGGTCGCGTCTTGGATGTGGAATTCGCAGCGGTATTCGATGCTTCGCTGCGCGCGCTGAACGTGGGTCGTAATGGCATCCGACAGTTCAGTGATGTCGTCTTCGACGATTCGGAGAACTTCGGCCTTGATCTGAGCGAGCGTTGCCATCAGCGTTTCCCGTCAGGCGCAGAACGCTTTACTCGATCGCTTACCGCGTTCCAGGGCGCCGCCTTCGTCTGCTCATTATCGGGCCATGAGAGAATCCGTCTCTCTCTGCGAATCGAACATGAACTGAGTCGCCTCTTCCTTGTTGATCTCGAAAGCGACGACGGACTTATCCGACTTCTTGATGACTCTCCACCGAGGCCCGCCCATGTGATCCATTCGGAAGTCTCGAGTCTCGCGCGGCTCGCCCCCACTGTTCCGGGACACGATGTCGACACGCGCGTCCTCGACGACCACCTCGGCCGATTTCGGCTCGGGCGGCGGCGGGGCGTCCGCTTCGATCTGTTCGTGCCTTCTGATCACTTCCGATTGAACGTCCATCAGCTCGCGCATCTTCTGGGCGCGACGGCGATCGGCTTCCAGATTGAAACCGACCGCTGCCGCTTCCTCGTCCTTGACCTCGTTGCCCAGATCATCGACGTACAGACCGGGGAGGTTCTTGTACATCGAGACTGCGCCGCCGCGTCGGGTCAAGCCTGCATCGAGGTCAATCGGTGCCGGCGTGTACCCCCAGAACTCGGACCATTTTTTCACGAGTCGAACTCCGTCGCGCCCGCCAGTGCCGTCGCCAGATCGGTCGAGCCGGGGTGGCTTGCCACATGAGACCGCATGTCCACGTCCGCGTAGCCGAGCGGCTCCACTTCGAGGAAGATGCGCGCGGCGCCCGCCGTCGATCCGCCGTCGGACACGATGTCCACGCGCTCACCCGGATAGACGATCCGGTCGCCCTCGTTCTTCTGCACGTTGTGGTAGAACGTCTCGTTCAGCGCGCCCGCCGCAACCGTCCATGTCGCCGTCCCGAGTGCGGCTGCACCCGTCGGCGAAACGGCCGTTCCGTCGGTCTGCACGATGTTGCCGGTCAGGACCGAAGACGCCACCGTGAGTGCCGTGGTCGCCGTCCCACCGAACCGCAGGATGCGAGTCGGCGTGTGCGGATACCACGAGACTGTATTTGCGCCCGATACGACAAGCGCGCCCATTTCGATCGTCTGAGAAGCCGGAGCAGAAGGCATCTTATGCCCCTCCTATCTTTCCTTAGAGAGAAGTCCAGTGGAGGGCACGCACCGTCGAGGCGCTGTCCCACGTCAATCCGGCCTGAGTCGTTCCGACCCAACCCACATCGAAGAACCGGCCGAGGTCGGTCGCGAGACCGCGCCGCAACTCGGGCTCCTGAGCCGTCGCTTGGAAGAAGGCATCGGCACCGAACATCACCGCTTCGCCCGTGACGCCACCCGATCCGATCGAGTTGCTGAACGCGCTGAAGTGGTTCGACTCGATGATCCTAACATTCTCGATGTTCGGGATCTCGCCGGTCACGAACGGTCGACTCGTCGTCCCGCTGTGCCACGTCTGATAGTTCGAGTCGCTCTTGATGCCACGGATGGCCTTCGTCGACCCGATCAACACGTAGGACCCGTCGCCGAAGCCCGGGGCCTTGAGCGTGCCCATCATGATGTCCCGCATGAGCTGCACATGCAGCACATTCAGGTTGACCGTGGTTGTGGTCGACATCGTGCCGTCCGTGTCTTCGACGATCGCGGTCGCTGAGGTCGCACCCACCTTGTAGGGGGTCGTCTTGAGCGCATCGGCTGCCATCTTGTCCATGGTGAGCCGGAGCTGATCGCGCAACGCCCTCTGAATCTTGTTCTTCAGATCGAAGTGCGTGAGGTTCGTTTCGAAGTCGGTGAGTTTGACCTTGTAGCCCCACTCTTCGACCGTGACCGACTTGGTGTCGACGAGCGGTCGGCCGGACGGGAGTTCGGTCATTTCATCGACCGTACTCGCGAGCGGCAGGTTGTGGACCCGAGTGAT